TGGGGTTTAAGGGGCTGGAATCAGCTACGCTGATTCTGAAGACCTTGGTTCCCTCCTTAAATAAAGTAGTTAAAGGATGGGGTTTAAGGGGCTGGAATCAGCTACGCTGATTCTGAAGACCTTGGTTCCCTCCTTAAATAAAGTAGTTAAAGGATGGGGTTTAAGGGGCTGGAATCAGCGTAGCTGATTCTGAAGACCTTGGTTTCCCCTTATTGGAGCATCGAATTCATAAACTGCGTCAAAGAACTACTGGTAACTTTTGAATCAAAGTCGATTTGTTTATTTGATTTCATCATTTTAATTGTAGGAAATGAATCGACTTTAAATTTTTGAATTAAAGGACTATTTTTAGGGGTCGTTTCGGTGCAGTCAACTTCTATTGCTTGAATTTTATTCCCATTCGTTTCTTTACCATTAAATGCCGATTTGAATGTATTCCATTCTGGTTTAGCCTTTGTGCAGTGAGGACACCAGTCCGCATAGAAAAAATAGACTTGAACTTCTTCGGGTCGTTGAGCCATGTTTGATATGCTTTCAGTTTTTCTGTTATCAATAACTGGTTTTGCTATCATTACATATGCGTAATAACCAACTATGCAAAATAATATGAAAAAGAAAAGAATAGTGAATTGTGTTTTGTAAGGACGGAGGTAATCGCGATATAAAATATTTACGATGGACATGTATATTTTATTAATATATTTTATTTATTGTTTTTGAACCGCCCTTTTGGTGCGTTTTAATTCATTTATCGGTAACGTTGCCATTGAATCTCTAATATTCAAGGGCACGAATGGTCTCCTAAACATTCAGAGTTATTTAGTATAGAATATATTGTTTGTGTTAAAAATAATCCCAGTATATTACAGATATGAAAAAGGATACAAAGAAATATAGAAAAACAAAGAAGATGGGAAAATCCATATATACGAGAAAACATTACCAATCAAATGATGGGATGTTGACCACAGTATGGGGACCGAGCACTTGGCATTTACTCCATACTATGAGTTTTAATTATCCCGTAAAACCAACATGTGATGAGAAACGTAATTATCGTGATTTTGTATTGAGTTTACGTGATGTTTTACCATGTGGAAAGTGCCGTGAGAATTTATGTAAAAATTTCAAGAGGTTACCATTAACTATGAAAAATATGCAGTCACGTGACACATTTTCTAGATATGTCTATAACTTACATGAGGTTATAAATAAAATGTTGAAGAAGAAATCGGGATTAACATATGGAGATGTAAAGGAGAGATATGAACATTTTAGGGCAAGATGTACACAAAATGATTTCAAGGAGGATAAAGGTAAGGAAAAGGGTTGTACAGAACCAATTTATGGTGAAAAAGCTAAATGTGTATTGAAGATTGTGCCACAGGATACGAAATGTGAAACGTTTCAGATGAGTGATAAATGCATCAAACGAGGGGAAACCAAGGTATTCAGCGAAGCTTATGCCCCTCAGACCCCTTCCTTTTAATAAAACTTTGTGTTCCCTTTGAAGGAGGGATCTTAAGGGAACCTTGGTTCCCTTAATTATATCGTGAATAATATATATAATGTCCCAAATAGAATTAAATAATAATATTTCAGATGAAGATAACCAAGATACTTCTCTTCCAAATATGGAAGATGTTGAAAATCAAATGGAAAAGCGGCTTTCTTCCCTTAAACGAGCGAAAAAAGTACCATTCTGGTCGAATGACCCAAATGTCCTATTACAACAAAAGTATATTACTGAGTTTTTCCCAATGGATTCGATGAGTTTTGAACAGAAGTTAAATGCTGTATCTAGAACTGTAATTGTTTTAGGACTTTTATCTTTCGCTTATTCGAGAAAAGTACAAATTCTTGGAATCACTGCACTTTCGCTTTTCTTGATATTCTTGATGTATTTTTTTTATAAACAAAAAGATGATAAAAGAGTGAGGTTCCAAGAAGACGAAGGATTTGAAACTAGAAATCCTTTAGTTTTCGACGTTTCCACACCGACAAATCCTTTAGATAATGTATTATTACCGGATTATGAATATAATCCTATGAAAAAACCGGCACCTCCAGTGTATGTTGAAAAAGGACGAAATGATGCTTTAATTAATGCAAAAAAAATGGTCCAAGAAGCGAATCCGGGCCAGCCGGATATTGCCGATAAGTTATTTAATAGTTTAGGAGAAGAATTACAGTTTGAACAATCGATGGGACGATTCTATTCGAATCCGGCGACTACAATTCCGAATGATCAAGGAGCATTCGCCGACTTCTGTTATGGAAGTATGATTTCATGTAAAGAGGGAAATATGTTTGCTTGTGCTAGGAATGATGGAGCGAGATATAACAACTATTAGCGGGGGAACCCATGGTCATCAGAAATCCTTCGGATTTCCAGACCCCGCACCCCCCTCCTTCATCTAATTAACTCTTTTTACATGACAATTTGAAACGAATGATCGTAATTTATTTCAAATATTAAAATGGTAATAAGGAGGGGGGTGCGGGGGGAACCTTGGTTCCCCTGCATTAATTTCTTCCGGTATTATAAAACAGATGTCTGTAGTAAAAGATTATACTTTTTATAAAATAGATCGTATCGAGGACGACTCAACCTGCCAGACACAACGTACGAGTCAAAATACCAAATTCTCCAATTATACTTTATCCAATTATTTCGTCGAATTCCCATCCGATTCCCAAGTAAAGTTTGCAACAGAACAACCCGCCATTTTCCCCTCAAGTATTAACGGCGGAAGTAGCGTCGGTGGTGGACATGTGGATGAAGAATCCGTTTTATTATTGAAAACCGAAGAAGAACGTGCTTTAGGTAGATTACAGTTGTTACAGCGTCCTTTTTTGACTGTTCCTTATTTAGGTAGAGGATCATGTGATCCCGATTTAGAATCACAGCTTTTACAAGGTGAAACTGTTGCCGATAAAAAGAGTGTTGCCACTATTATGTCTCAGAGTTTCATGGGTTATTCTCTTTATCCTACTAGTGATAAGATGGAGGAGCATGTCAAAGATGCCAAATATACGATTGAAGAGGCTGCGTTAGATGGGTGGGTCAGAGGGGGTGCTATGACACGTGATATGGCGGAAGATCCTTATTTGAAGCAGAATCATAGACCCAATTTTTAGAAGGAGGGATTTAAAGGTCTGGAATTCGCGAAACGAATTCTGATGACCTTGGTTCCCTTTATTTGAAGAAGAATCATAGACCCAATTTTTAGAAGGAGGGATTTAAAGGGAACCTTGGTTCCCTTTATTTGAAGCAAAATCATCGGCCCGCGTATTAATTATTTGTAATATAATATATATGACTGAATACATATATTATAAAGGCTTAGGAGCTAACAAAACCGGTAAACATACTGTAAAAGAATTTTTAGAAATAATGAATAAAAAATTTGGAATCAGTTGTTCTAGTACACTGTTAACACAAATGGATTATAAACCGTGTGCCGAATATGTCAAAATGAACCGCGATTTTGTTGAATGTAATATTCGCAATTTAGATAGGAAAATTAAAAAACCGTGTAATAAGAGTAAAAAATATAACAAATTGGGTGATCAATGTGAAAAATATAGACAAACACAAAAACGAAGAAAATGCAATTTGGATGAATATATAAAATTTAGTGATGCCAAAATGATGAAATAATAAAAATGTAATTATTTGTTTAAAATAAACTGTATTAAACACAACATAAAATATAGATTAATGAATAAACCTATATTTTACGATATTTCACAAAAAGAAATGAAATATTCCAACGATAAAGAATACAGATTAAGTCTTCGTAAAGTTTTCGGAATGAAAAGTCCGGATAATTTGGATAAAGACATCGATGAAGTTTCATACGATGAACAAGATTTTGATATGGAAAATACATCGAAATGTTTGGATTATGTTTATGAAAGTACTTGTAATAATCCATTGTTCCAAGAATTATATGATAGTGCGGCAGAAAAGATGATCTCGATGGATCGATCGATAGGATTGTCGGTTTTATTTTCATATGATTATTTTGCGGGATTTCATAAATGTTTATGTTGCTATTATGAGGATCCCGATAACTTTAGTGAAAAAACGGCGGCTTTTATTGAGTTGAAGAATAAATTATAGATATAATATATATAATGGCTAGATCGCGGTTCTATAGAAAACGTAGGCTTTCTAAAAAAAAACAATCTAGGCGGTTTAGATTAAATAAAAAAATTAATATGGGTGGTGGGAATGATAAAATATTTAAAAATTTAAACGGTGATGACTTTGCCGAAATTAAAAATAAATATTTTGATGAAGCATTTAATGAAAAGTTTAAAAACAATTGCAAATATCTTAAAGAAGATATCACACGTCGTGAATCCATAAAGTTCATTCAAGGATCTGTGAGTTACCTTAAACACTTCTTAGATCGCACACCTTCAACTGATGAAGAAAAATCAAATTTTATTTATTGTTATTATATTATTGCGGAAGTTGGACATTTGTTTAAACGACATGTTAATTTTACAGACGAAAACATTAGTGAACTTAATAATATATTGGAGAAATTAAAGAATGATAAAAAACTATCGTCGCTTGATCGCGATGATACCGCCACGAGTGATGCACTTATGGAGAACGAGACGACACTTTTACATAATTTAAGAGTTAAGCCAGAGGGAGCGTTGGACCCTAGTACATTCGCAAAAGAAACAAAAGAATTACTGAAAAAGCGGGCTTAGGTTACTTACCATTTTTCATAATATTAAATTATTATGAAAAAATCACATAATATATTCTATTCTATTATATATTATAAGATGGCATCAACAAGAAATATTAATACCCCCGGTGACTATTGCATGGAACAATGGTCTTTCGATAAACAAGCGGCATATCAAACCTATAAAGATTATGCGGTTCCTGAACAATCTATGTTTGCAAGTGATGGTTTGGTTCAAGGGCGAATGGGATCAACACCATTGGCATATAACTATACAGATATTGAATCGAGTCTTCTTGGAATCGGGTCTACGAATTTAGTAAAACCTTTACCCAAACTTGTTCCACACTTGAAGGAGTTAAAAAGTTTGAATATTATTGATCGTCTACCGGTTGTTTTACCTGTACCCTTGCAAGTTGAGTGTGATCAGAGGCAATACCCTATGAAATAAGGGAACCTACGGTTCCCTTATGATCCCTCCCTTAACCTAAATGGTTATGAAGGAAGGGGTTATAGGGGAAACCATGGGTTTCCCCTAGTTGAATTTGACCACAATCTTCACATCTTCCTTCTTAATACATTTACATGCCGAAATCGACAACTCTTCCCTCTTTTTCCTCGTCTTAGATCCATCTCCTTGGGTTTCGGGCACGACAATATTATCGATCGAATGTTTCTTCTTGGAAGTACTATTTCTAGAATTCATATCACTCTCAATCGCATCATAATTCGTTTCCAAATAATTAATTATGTTGTTTTCAATCGCCCATTTGAAAAAATTCAGTTGTCCGATCGTGGTTTCCATAAAATTATCCGCATCATATGGTATGCTGATGCGGTCCCACCTACAAAATGGGTCAAATCTTTTTTTCGCATAAGCTTTGAGTTTCAATTTATAATCATGGTAAACCTTGAATCGAGTGGATCCGGAACTATGTGAATTCGCCAATTCGTAAATTGTATAATATTTCTTGGCATAGTTTGTTACAAACCAATCGACAATACGTAAAGAAATCTTGGACTCTCCGTTAATGATCTTCATCATTTTGTCCAGATTCGCACGATCCTTGTAGAACTCCATTAGATTTTTCAGGAGTAAATCATTTTGTGTATTTAGTTGTGTTGAATTATAAGATGCTGACATTGATAATTATATAATTTACAATTATCAAAGGTTTATATTATTTTACATTTTCTTAATATTTAGTTTCTTTTTCTCTTTTTTTTCGTTGTCCCTCCTTTTGATGTTAATTTTTGATCAGTTCTAAAATTTTTCGTATCAATTGCCTGGTTTGCAATAGTCTTCTTAATTTCGTCAGACACTTGATCAAACTTACTACTCTTGGTGGTTAAGGGGTCTACTAATCTACTTAATTCGTTTAACATCTCTTCCTGGCGATTGTAAACAGTGCGTTCCTGTCCATTTTTTAACAATTCAGGATCTCTTCCATGTAACATTTTAGAACCTTGTTTCAATGATTCGATTAATCCTTTTACGGAAGGAAGACTTCTTTTAATTTTTACTTCCAATATCATAGCTGTAAGTGTAAATTCGGCAAAAAGAGTTGTGAAAAACGCATTAATCATAGTAAGTTTGTTTACGATTCTAGTGTACTGGTATTTTCTGAAAAAATTGTTTGCCGTAAATCGTCTGAGTGCCTTCAATCCGAATCTCCACTGTTTCGTTTTGCGGTCTCTGTATTCGTTTCTAATTTTTACATTCACGCTTTTGCTTTTTTCTTCTGACAACTCTTGGTCATTATATAAATTAGCATCTTCTTTTTGATCTTTTGATCTATCTAATAAATTTTGGAATTCTTCAATTACAGAAGTAGGACAAATTTTCAATATTTCAGCCATTAACTCAGAGAGTAATCTATTCAAAGTAACATTGTTTGATATGTATCCAGTGTCTTCTAATAAAATGTCGCTCATCAACATTTCACACTTTTCAATTCTCATAATCAATTCTACTGCTTGGCTCATAACTTCATATAATTCCAAATTCTTTTGATGTTTCTTGACAAGGAGATATACGAGAAGTGCAATACCAACAACTACGGGAGCAACAACGGGTACTCCGATCGATAATCCGGCAATTGGAGCTAACAATGCGGATCCTAATGCGGAACCAGTAGCGGCAAGTGTAGCACCCGTTGCAGTGGCACTTGTTCCAATTGCAGTAACGCCAGCCGCACCAACACCCGATAGTCCTAATCCAAGTCCTACGCCAGTTGCAGCAGTTGCAGCACCCACACCCACTCCAATTTTTTGATTTTTCGTTAAAAGAGGTTCTTTCGGCGGTTCAGTATTTTCGGAACCTTTCGACGGTTCTTTATTTTCGGAACCTTTCGGTAATTGAGGAGGCGAAGACATATATATATATATTAATATTTTTTAATTTTGCTAAATAAAATAACATTACTCCATTCAAAAGAAAATGAATTAAAAAAATATGGAGACAAGGAAATCAAACGAAATTAAAATAACAACTAATTGATATATACACCCTTTAACATTTGTCCCATTTTACACTTTCGGACATTAAAAATGTCCAAGGTAACGTTGCCTTTGTGAGTAAAATTTTATTACAAATCAATAAAATTTGATGTAAGCAAATTTTATTTAATAATCAAACAAATAAAACACAACTGCGTATATGCAGTGCGTTTAGTTGGAGTAAGCGACACCAGCCATACCACTCATCACGCGGAGGACGTTGTAGTTGACAGCGTACACACGGACCTTGGCAGTGGCAGTTCCCGAAACCGTGCCGGCCGAAAGGACAAGCTGGAGGACAGCATTGTCAATGCGGGAGAAGTTGCACGAACCGGAAGGCTGGTGCTCCTCAGGGCGGAGGGCGAAGGAGTACACGTTGATACCGGCATCGGGGCTGCGGGTGTGGTGTTGGAAGGGCTGGACAACATCGAAGTAAGATCCCTCACGCTCAGAGAAGCGGTCCTGGCCGTTAAGCTGGAGCTTGGCAGTGACGACGGGGTTCTCGCCCCAACAGTGCATGTCGAGGGCGGTCTCGGAGAGAACGAAGGTGCCGGCATCCGAAACGTATGAAGCGGTGGGGGGAGCGTTGTCAAGACCAGAGAACGCACCTGTGCCCCACTGTTGCTGAGCAGCAAGGCCATTGTTAGCAAGGTTGATGCCGCTCTGGGTGCCATTGGGGTTGGGGACAAACTCAATGCCACCATCAAGGGCACCGGCCATCTGAAAGAGACCGTTGGTGGCAATGAAGGCATTGGTGCCCTGGGTCTCCAAGGGTCCACCGAAAGCGTGGATCGCGTTGGGAAGGGCATCGATGGCATCGGTGTAGTTGAAGGGCTGGGCACCGAAGCACTTGTAGAGCACCTGGGAGGCATCTAAGGAAGAGCAGTAGTCGACGTTGGCATCGGGCTGGACAACCCAGATGAGCTCCTTGCAAGGGTGGTTGAAGTTGAGCTTGATCTTGTTGGACGAAGAGCCGACAGACTCGTCACCCGTGAACTGAAGCTGCTCAATGAGGTACTCGTGGGGGTTCTGGGCCATCTTGCGACGCTCATCCGTATCAAGGAAGATGTAGTCAACATAGAGGGAGGCAGCAACGAGGGATTGCTGGTAGGCCTGGGGAACCGAGACAGTGCCGGAGGTACCGGCAAGGGTCTTGACGGCCCAGAGGCACTGACCAATGGGCTGGAAATCGATGTTGATCTTGACCTCGTGGTACTGGAGAGCGATCAAAGGAAGGGCAAGGCCGGGGTTGCGGCAGAACCAGAACAACAAAGGAATGTAGAGAGTGGTCTCAGGGAGAGCGTTGCGGGGGGCACAGATCTGGTTGGGGCCACCGGCGGCGGCACAGGGGCCAGCAATGGGGGCGAAGGTGGGGTCAGTGATGTAGGTAAGCTGGGTGGTGTTACCAATCAACTTGAAGTAACCACGCTGGTGCTCAGCAGACATCGTGAGCTGGTTCCAGATGTGCATCCAGTCACCGTACTGGCGGTCAATGCGTTGACCACCGATCTCGACCTCAACCTGGGAGATGAGCTGCTCACCGATGAAATCTAACCAACGGGCGTAAACACCGTCGTTTTGGGTTCCGGTGGTGGGACGCATGTTCTGGTTGATCTCAGGGAGAGTCACCTGGAGGTAGGTGCGGTAGCAAAGATCACCGTTACGGGAGATCGTGCAGGTAACACGGCGACCGAAGTCGGCTTGGCCGGAGAAGGTCTGCTCGATCGACTCCATGGCAAAGTTGGTGTGGCGGCGGTAGGAAACCTTCCAGAAAGTAATCTCAGGGGTTCCAGTAAGGAAGACGTCTTGGGCGCCGTAGGCGACAAGTTGCATAAGAGCTCCACCCATGGTTAGGCTTTATAACCTTAGTTTAGAAAATAATTTTGGGAGTTGCTAAATAATTATTTAAGTAAACAAATGGTTGTATACTTCATATTTTACACATGATCATATAGTTACGATAAATGGTAACAATATGCAAAATATTATTTTTGTATGTTTTTATGGTAACATCGATTTTAAATACATTTTAATTATCGCTAAAGTAAATCGTTTTGGAGTAAAATATATATAAAAGTTTGGTCCTGTAATATATTTAGTATTATTTGTTAAATCACAGTTTTAAAAAACGTTACGATATATGGTAACGTTTTTTCAAGGTGTAATGCATTCATTCAAATTGGTCCTTAGAAACGTTTCTAAATAGTTTTCTTGGAAAATCTCGCGTTTTCCCTCGTGTTTTTTGGTAAAAATATAGGAGTCATTTAATTTTTTAATTGTCCAACCGTTTTCTAAAGCATTTGTTATAAAAAGCATTTTTTGGTATTTAGGTCGTTCTACATGTACAATCGGTGTAGTTTCTATATTTATAATATTAGTGGTGGACATTATTTTATTATTATTATGTAATTTCGGAATAAATGTATTTGAAAAGGGTGACGAAGGGGTTTCCTTAACCTTTTCAAATAAAACATACATAAAAACACCTTGAAAAATATAACAATAAACTATTACAATGACTACAGTAAACCAAAAACGCCCCCCTCAGCAAAATAATACAATTGATGAAAAGCATACAGAAATGTTAAACCGATTTCACTTAAATGAAACCCAAAAAATCCCACAATTACAGAAAGAAAATGAAAACTTGAAAAATCGTGTTAAGTCACTCCAAGATAACCAGATCGATCAATATATGGAAATTCGTGATAAGATCCGTGCAAATAAGCTAAAAATGAAGGAAATCAAGCAAGAAAAAAAACAGTATTTCCTAAATAACTCCAAATATATATTCGGATATTTCGAAGATAAAAAGGATATATCGACGGGTGGTGGGAAACAGAATGTAAATGTATTACATTCTTTTTTCAAGGTAAAATCGGTAAATCCCGATCGTTCAGATCCCGATAAATATACGCAATCGAAGAACCTTTATCAAAATTATTGGAAGAATGTCAATAATGATTTCATTAATCCACAGGATTATGTGGTTCCTTCTGATATTTGTCAAAGCTGTTATAAAGGTGAACTAGTGCCTCAGGATGAAGAAGGTATTCTGATCTGTAATAATAATCAATGTGGGAAATTCATCGTTTATATTGTGGATAGTTCCAAGCCGAATAATAAGGAGCCACCGAGTGAGGTATCGTATACGGCATATATTCGTCTCAATCATTTCAAGGAAATCCTATCACAATTTCAAGCAAAGGAAACCACACAAATTCCAGAGGAAGTGATTGAAGCGATAAGAGCGAGAATCAAAAAGGAGCGTATCCAAGATTTAACCACGATTAATTATGATAAAATGCGTGAGATTTTACGTAAGCTGGGGCTTAATAAATATTTTGAACATATTCAATATATTAATTCGATTTTCGGAATCAAACCACCGATTATGAATGAAGAACTACATGAGACTTTATGTGTTCTTTTTATTGAGATTCAGAAACCTTGGGCTGTACATTGTCCTCCGAATCGTACCAATTTTTTCAATTATACATATACATTATATCAATTATGTGTTTTATTGGATCAGACACAATATTTACCTTATATTCCCATGATGAAAGATCGTGAAAAACAGTTCGAACAGGATATGATATGGAAAAAAGTCTGTAATGATTTGGATTGGGAATTTTTTCCATCTGTATAATATATATAAATGTCAAAGTGCATGAAAGGTGGATTTCAAATTAAGTCGCTAAAAAAAAGTACACATAAAAAACGGAAGTATAGAATTATGTCAAAAACAAATTCGTCAAAATCAATATCATATACGGGAGGTCGTAAAAGTAGAAGACGTACGGCAAAACGAGGAATGTTTAGCAAGTGGTTTTACTAGAAGAACTTTCATTTAAAAAAATTCCCCCTCCACAAAATTCGTTTCAAAACATCTTTGATGAAAAGACATTTGTTCATAACATTCATTTTTCACTTCTCCTTCTTCCAAGGCTAGCATCGGGCTAAGTAAAGCTCGTTTACCACATTTCGTTATAGTCCAATCGGGATTATAAGGAAGACTATCGGTCCTCAAAATATAACTCGGTTGAAATGTTTCAATTAGTCGTTTCGCATATTCTCTCGAAATCATATACATTTGAGATCCCCATAAATCTGAATGGTATCCTGTAAATTTGAAATTCGAGGTTTCTTTTATTAAAGGGAATACATTCGAATCCAACACTTTATCCGGTGACAAATAACCCAATAACAAAACATCGAGATCTAAATCCGAAAATGTTTGACAGATCTCAGGTAGCTTTTCTAGAAAGATTTTCGATAATAAAACATCGTCTTCACATACAATACAATATTTTTCGGATTCATCAGTACTATTCAAGAAATCTTGGACCGAATCGATATGTTGTAACATTATCGAATAGGTGCGTTTGTTATCCGCCTGGATACCATCAATAGAAAGCCTCAAGTCCGATTTAAATACAGGATCTACAAATTTTATCGGGATTTTTAGGAGATCGAATCGTGTTTCCATTTTTGAACGACGGTCTTCATCCAAAAAATTAACACAGTAAACTTTTGGAAGTTTCAGAAGATTTTGGTAAATAGTTTTATAAAAAACGTTTAGAGATCCTTTCCATATTTTATAGTATAAACTCTCTTCTAAAATGAGATCTAATAAAATCTTGGAAAACTCATCTGAGCTTTCTTTAGGTAAAAGAGACGGCAAATTATAAATCGTGATAACATCAACATTGTCTGATATTCTTAGAACCGGTTTTTCCCAAGATGTTATTTCATTATAAAATGGAAATGGATGATTCGAACTCATCACATCACAGCTTATATCGACGATCAAAAACGGATGATCTATGTTATCGATAGAATCAATCCATATTTCCTTGAAATCCTCTGCCAATAAAATACAATTAAAAACGATATCATAAGTTTTCAGATCGGATTTATCAGACTTGGAATCTTTTTTAACGTACGCTATATCAAAATGATCCAAGACATCACAAACCCCTTTCCCACATCGACCATTTGGACCTAGAACACAGATTTTCACGTTACTAAATTCGGTTAAATTAAGTTCTATATCTTTAAAAAGGGCCTCTTTACTGGACCAAGGTTTTAGTCCCGAGATTTTTCCGGATTTCTGTAAAAGTCCAAGGGTACCCCCTACGATTCCCGCATATTTTCCAAAAGCGATAACTCTCGATTTTGTTAGAGGATCCAGGAAATACTCATAATCATACAAAACACTTTTCGATCGATGAAATGCATCTAGAATGAGTTCTGATCCTTTCTGATTTTGGAAACTATGTGCGAAAAAAACATGAGTGTGCCCATTCAAATAATCGAATTCTAGTTTTGAAAAACACTTTAGGCCGATGATTATTGCATGTCGGAAAATATCATGGAACCATGACAAATCGGTCAACCTGGCACCGACATCTTCATATTCTTCGTTTGAATAAACACGATGGCTTGAACGCTCAATGTAAACGATAAACCCTTTTTCTACTAATGTTTTCACATCGGTTGGTATAAGGGGACAACGATATTCATCGACATTTTCTTCATTGCGTAAAAATATAACTGGTTTAAATAAACCGTTTTTTGAAGCAATTGAATAATTCAATTGCTTAAAACTCATATAACGATTCGTGATATTTAATTTATAACTTATGTTTTTAACTAATTTTATATGGCTAGATAGAAAATATACAAATTGTGATGTGGTTTTATATACTTGTATTATTATATATACATTAAAACATCGTTCAATTATGGCATTTTTAAAGAATGTATTTTTTGAAAAGCCGGAAATATTCGGGAAACATAAGATCTATAAATCACAATATAAAACGGGAGAAATATATTGGGGTCTTGGAATAGAACATGAACTTTATTTGGAATTCGAAAAAAAAGCGTCGGTTTCAAAACGCGATTTTTTGACGAAACATAAAGAAGAACGTTATAGTGTGGATTATTTTGCAAATTATAAACCAGAGGTTTTGAAAACGGCCATGAAAGAATTTGCTTCAACTATATCTACAGATGAAATCGAAGTCCCCATTTTATTAAAATCTCATAGTTTTTCCAAGACGGATGTAAAAAACGAAGCTGTCACACTTTATACCAAAGAAAGTAAAATGAACCCCAAATTTTCGGGAAAAACATTCTTGGAAACGTTACAGAATGCGGATCCTTATTTCAAAAATTCATATGATATAAAATGGACATTTGATGGGGACGTTTTCGAATTCCCTACTAGGAAATTTTATAAAGTCTTATTGGATGATGTTTTGAATGAGCTATCGACAGTGAAACAAGAATTTATTGAACATTTAAATGCCGTGTGTGAAAAAGAGAAGATATTCCAAGAGTATGGCCAAATAAAAATCATGGAAAAAAATCATGCGTTTGCGAAATATATGACGAATTTGAAAAATGTGGCGATGTTCAATAATGGAACATTGCATTATAATATTACATTACCGACAGAGCTCGATTCTTTGGGTACAATTAAAAATAGAGAAAAGTTTGTGAACGACCACCGTAAAGCAATGAGAGCGATTCAATGGGCAGAACCGTTTCTAATCGGACTGTATGGATCTCCTGATCCGTTTTACCAGGTGTCATCTGACCTATTTTCGGGTGCATCACAGCGGTGTGCGATTTCCAGATATATTGGTTTAGGAACCTATGACACGGATGCTATGAACTGCGGTAAGATTTTGACGAGATATTTAGATGAAATCGAATTTTCCAAGAATGAATATTGGTGGTTTCATCAATATTATAAAGAAAATGGTTACAAAAAACTAGATGAGATTGGAATGGATATTAATTTTAATAAACATTACAATCATGGTATTGAAATCCGATTCTTGGATCATTTATCGGATGAAAAAGATATTGCCGAAACGTTTGAATTTCTGATTTATTTGATGGATTTCGCCTTAGAATCGGATTGGATTTTATCTTATGAAAATCCGGGGGCCAGTTGTGTTTGGAATGGGTTACTAGTAAATATCATGAAACAAAGTAAAAATTATGTTTTATCGGAGGAAGAAGCGGAGTTTTTTGGAGATATGTTTTTTATGGAGAAACCATTTTTAACGAACGGGTTGAGAGATGTTTTTGATGGTATTTTTAATCAATTGATTCGTCGTTATACATCTCTTGATGTAGATATGAATGTTCAGTATATAGGTGAGTTTTCTAGTGTTACTTTAAAAAATGAGTATAAAAATGCGAAATCGGTAAGTATGATGGAATCAATAATGGGATGTTGTCCCTTCTAAGGGAACCTACGGTTCCCTTAGGATCCCTCCCTTTTATTATTTTTCTTTCAAGTAAACTTAATAGTTTACTTAAAATTATTGACACATAACGCCTTTAAAAGGGAGGGATCTTAAGGGAACCGTAGGTTCCCTTAATTAAAGTCCGCCAGGGAATCCAACAAGATTAGCTCCTAAACCGAAACCGGCACCACCACGGGCAGAGGTCGAGAAGGAAGGAGCGAACACATCCAACACACTAAAGGTGGCAGCAGCAGCTAATGCAATGATAACTACTTCTTCCACATTCAACGAACGTTTAGGTATGCTATAAGCAGCGATCGCAACAATGATACCCTCAACAATGTATTTGATAGCACGTTTCACGAGTTCACTAAAATCGAATAAATTGCTCATGCTAGTTATAATATATTCAGGGAAAATAAATGCAGGGGAACCAAAGGTCTTCAGAAATCCTAGGATTTCCAGACCCCATAATCCCCTCCTTATCAAAAAATTTCTGGGTTTTCGATAAAATAATCCTAAATAATATTAAAGAAAGAAATCACTTAAACATTTTCCCAAGAACCTATTTATAAACCGAATAGCTAAATGTCCGGATTTGAACCAAAGACCCTAAATAATGGAAAGGCGAATCCTAAATATATCGATGTCCTCGACGAAGACGACGCACTTGCCGGGCAGAAGTTCGCTTGTATGTCTTTCATTTCACCTGAAAAGATCTTGCAGAAACGCGAGACTTATTTATTCCAGCAATTCGTTCACCAATGGGATTTCTCTAAATCAATGGAGAAGTTCTTGGAGTTCGTTCATTTCATTTCTTATAAATTTAACCTGAATGTCGAGGATGTACTAAATGATTTTAACGAGTTCTCGAAGGAGGAGGAATCGAAGCTAAAGTCTAGCCCTGTGGATGATGATTTTAAGAACTTTATGGACAAGAATGAGGAGAAACTCACGGAGAAGTTTCAACGCGATCATGCATTCCAGACTTCGACGCGTGGCCTAAAGATCCGTGGTGTTTATAATACTCAGGAGGAAGCCGAGATCCGATGCAAAAAGCTGAGGGAGACGGATCCCAATCACGATATTTATGTAGGACCGGTAGGAATGTGGATCCCATGGGATCCCGATGCGTATAAGACAGGCCGTGTGGAATTCATGGAGGATGAGCTAAACCAATTGCACCAGGAGAAGATTAAGAATGAGGCGAAGGCGAAGGAGGAATTCGATCGTCGTATTAAGGAGACGAAGCGTAAGGCAATTGAGGATAATATCAAACTGGCGGAGAAGTCGGGTAATAAACTTACCCAGACGATCGATGAGCAAGATAATTTGATTGGTGTACGCGAGACAGTCGATTTCGAGTCGCGTGAGGTATCCAATGCAACGGATTTACAGGCAGAGTTTAAGAAGACACTTGCGAATGCTGAGTTGGCGAAGAAGGATAAGGAGGAGTAAATTAGGGGGAACCCCCTCCTCTCCTTCGGTGGTTTAATTTATTAACACATTTCATAAATGCAAAATATTTATGAAATGTTATTATTCATCGAGTAAGAAAATAATTGTTTAAGCTAAATGAGGTGTAGCAGGTATATACACCTTTGAACATTTTAATCCGCATAAAATGCGGATAGTGTTCAAAGGCAACGTTGCCCTTGAAAATCTAGTGGAACGCCCAAAGGGCGTCCCATTTTAAATATTCAAGGGTGTAAATGTTCATCGGTGTAAATCCTTGGATTTCTGAAAACTATCGGTTCCCCTAAAAAAAAGATGTGCCTATAATAATATTGTAACATTATGTCGCGGAGATACGCATTTTTAAATGATGCACAAGCATTGGAAACCACTTCCAATCGCAGAGCACGACAGGCTATTTCTAGTGCATTATGTTGCGACCCAGAGTTTAGTCAGTTTTGTCCGAAGTGTAATACCGGATCTGGAACTGGATTCACCGGTCCAACCGGCACGGCAGGAATAGATGGAAGTGCCACAAACACAGGTGCAACAGGTTTAACTGGTCCAATCGGACCGACTGGAATAAGTGCACCCGGCACTACGGGAACTACAGGAAGAACCGGTTTAACCGGTTCTACAGGATCAACGGGTTCTACAGGATCAAGTGGAGCAACTGGGCAAACCGGATCAACCGGAACAACGGGTATGACTGGAATATATGGTCCCGCATTATTTACACTTTATACATCAACTACATCGAATCAAATTCAGTTTCCTTATGCAAATTCCATCGTAAAAGTGGGTGGGAACAATGTGAAATCCATTGTGTTAACACGCGAAAAATATTCTACGGCATTTTTGACATTTATGTTTACCAATTTATACGGTGATTTATCGGTGGGTCAAAATTCGGTGGGTCTTTCATTGACAGGTGCGTCTACTACATATGGTTTTAATTTCCCGTCGAACTTTTTATCTAGTACGGATGGATCGTTTAATTTGATACCTACTAATGGAATTACATATAGCTATAATATTTTGGATACATTTACTGTTTCCACAACTGGAACTACGGTTTCTTATTTCCAAAATGGTTTATTATTAGGAACGACAGCGAATGCATATTCTAGTTCAGCGTATTCGGCTTATTTTGATATGTTGTCATTAAACGATGCATTTATTAATATTAGCTTTGGATTATTATTAGGTGGATCTAGCGGTTCATCCGGTTCTACGGGACTTACCGGATCAACTGGATCTACAGGACCCACCGGGTTAACAGGAACCACGGGTTTAACAGGAACTACAGGTTTAACTGGAACCACAGGTTCAACTGGATCAACGGGTTTAACTGGAACCACAGGTTTAACTGGTTTAACGGGGTCAACTGGACACACTGGTTTAACTGGATCAACGGGGTCAACTGGTGTAACCGGTCAAACCGGTGTAACTGGCCAGACTGGTGTAACCGGTTTAACAGGGTCAACCGGAGCAATGGGAAATACTGGAACCACTGGTATAACTGGCCAAACTGGGTCAACCGGATTGACCGGTTCAACCGGAGCCATTGGAAATACAGGTTTAACCGGATCCACAGGGTCAACTGGACAAACGGGTTTAAGTGGACAAACAGGTTTAACTGGACAAACGGGTTTAACTGGACAAACAGGGTCAACTGGAATAACTGGTCAAACAGGATCAACCGGTTCGACTGGAAAAACAGGTTTAACTGGATTAACAGGTTTTACGGGTGTAACGGGTATTACAGGTGTAACGGGTTTTACAGGTGTAACGGGTTTTACCGGTGTAACGGGTTTTACCGGTGTAACGGGTTCAACCGGTATAACAGGTTCAACCGGTAGCATTGGACAAACTGGTCAAACTGGTTTTACGGGGCATACTGGTCCAACGGGGTCGAGTTATACCGGTCAAACGGGTCTAACTGGACAAACCGGGGTAACGGGTTTAACTGGTGTAACCGGCCCCACCGGATCAAGCTATACTGGCCAAACTGGTTTAACCGGACATACGGGAATTACTGGACAAACGGGTCCTACTGGAACCACTGGACAAACAGGTTCAACCGGTATTACTGGTTTTACAGGGGCAACCGGACAAACTGGTCAAACCGGAACAACCGGAACAACTGGATCAACAGGAAAAACTGGCACAAGCGGTCAAACGGGAACAACAGGGGCAACAGGAGTAACTGGTCAAACTGGAGTAAGTGGAGCGACAGGTGTAACGGGAACAACCGGCATGACTGGAATATATGGTCCCGCATTATTTACTCTTTATACTTCTACTACCTCGAATCAAATTCAGTTTCCATATGCCAATTCCATTGTTAAAGTCGGCGGAAATAATGTGAAATCGATTGTTTTGACACGTGAGAAATTTATGACAGCATTTTTAACATTTACTTTTACGAATTTATACGGTGATTTATCTGTGGGTCAGAATACCGTAGGCTTATCTTTGGATGGAACTGCGGCAACGTATGGGTTTAATTTTCCATCAAATCTCAGTTCAAGCACCGATGGTTCTTTTAATTTTATACCCACAACTGGAATCAGTTATAATTACAATATCAATGATATATTTACTGTTACAGCTACTGGAACAACGATCTCTTATTTCCAAAACGGTCTTTTGTTATATAGTGCTGCAAATAGTTATTCTAGTTCCACATATTCGGCTTATTTTGATATGTTTTCTTTGAATGATGCTTTTATTAATATCAGTTTTGGTGTTTTATTGGGAGGATCTACGGGTATGTCTGGACAAACCGGAAGAACTGGTATAACAGGTCCTACAGGACAAACGGGTCAAACCGGTTCTACCGGTTTAACGGGTTCTAGTGGAACAACTGGAGCGACCGGTCAGACTGGAATAACAGGATCAACAGGATCAACCGGTTCAACTGGGCAAACAGGTTCCACTGGTTCTACCGGTCAAACTGGTCAAACAGGGTCTACGGGACCAACCGGTTTCACGGGACAAACAGGTTCTAATGGACAAACGGGTCAAACCGGATCAACTGGAACAATTGGACAAACCGGTTCTACTGGACAAACTGGTTTTACTGGACATACGGGGCCAACGGGATCGAGTTTTACGGGTCAAACAGGAACCACCGGTCAAACTGGTCAAACCGGTTTTACAGGGCATACGGGACCAACTGGATCGAGTTTTACGGGTCAAACCGGAATTACAGGATTCACTGGTCAAACGGGAATTACTGGACATACGGGACCAACAGGATCAAGTTATACTGGTCAAAGTGGTACTACGGGTTTAACTGGGTCCACTGGTATAACTGGTCAGACCGGAACCAGTGGAACAACCGGATCAACGGGTCTAAGCGGATCAACCGGCACTACAGGAACAACGGGTCAAACAGGACAAACGGGACAAACGGGAACAACGGGTCAAACTGGAACAACTGGACAAACAGGTTTTACAGGAATAACAGGCCAAACGGGGCCTACTGGTCAAACCGGAACTACGGGTCAAACCGGGTTTACAGGAACGACCGGTATGACAGGTATATATGGTCCTGCATTATTCACACTTTATACATCAACTACATCAAATCAGATCCAATTTCCTTATGCGAATTCAATTGTGAAAGTCGGAGGAAATAATGTGAAATCGATTGTTTTGACCAGGGAAAAATTCATGACAGCATTTTTAACATTCACGTTCACAAATTTATATGGAGATTTATCTGTGGGTCAAAATACCGTGGGAATGTCTTTGGATGGATTATCGACCACTTATGGTTTTAATTTTCCATCGAATTTATTGTCAAGTACAGATGGTTCTTTTAATTTTATACCTACAACTGGAACCAGTTACAATTATAATATAAATGATATATTTACTGTTACAGTTACAGGAACAACAGTTTCTTATTTCCAAAATGGACTTTTGTTATATAGTACCACGAATGGTTATTCTAGTTCTACATATTCAGCTTATTTTGATATGTTATCATTAAATGATGCTTTCATTAATATCAGTTTTGGTGTTTTATTGGGAGGATCTACTGGTATGTCTGGTCAAACCGGAAGAACAGGTATAACCGGAACAACTGGACAAACGGGATTAACTGGACAAACGGGACAAACAGGAACCACGGGCCAAACGGGTCAAACAGGGTTAACTGGCCAAACTGGTTCTACTGGTTCTACCGGAACAACTGGTTTAACTGGTTCTACTGGTTTAACTGGTTCTACCGGTTCAACTGGTTCTACTGGTTCGACTGGCTCCACAGGACAAACTGGATTAACGGGTCAAACAGGGTTAACCGGACAAACGGGAATAACAGGTTTTACAGGAATAACTGGCTCAACTGGATCAAGTGGATCAACTGGCATAACTGGCTTTACCGGACAAACTGGAATAACTGGTTCTACGGGTTCAACTGGCTCCACAGGTTCAACTGGCTCCACCGGTTCAACTGGCTCCACCGGTTCAACTGGCTCCACCGGTTCAACTGGTTCTACCGGACAAACTGGTTCTACAGGATCAACCGGAACAATCGGACAAACCGGTTCTACAGGATCAACCGGAACAATCGGACATACTGGTCACACAGGATCAAGTTTTACTGGTCAAACAGGAATTACAGGCCAAATGGGTCAAACTGGTTTTACGGGGTATACGGGACCGACTGGGTCGAGTTTTACGGGTCAAACCGGTTTGACTGGTTTAACTGGTTCAACAGGTTTAACCGGACAAACAGGAGTAAGCGGAGCGACAGGAATTACCGGTCAAACTGGAACCACGGGTCAAACAGGTTTTACAGGAACAACCGGCCAAACGGGGCCAACTGGTCAAACTGGAACCACGGGTCAAACCGGGTTTACAGGAACAACCGGAATGACTGGAATATATGGTCCCGCATTATTCACACTTTATACAACAACTACAACAAATCAAATTCAGTTTCCTTATTCGAATTCAATTGTGAAAGTCGGTGGAAATAATGTGAAATCTATTGTTCTAACGAGGGAAAAATTCATGACGGCTTTCCTGACATTCACGTTCACAAATTTATATGGAGATTTATCGGTCGGTCAAAGCACGGTGGGAATGTCGTTGGACGGATTATCTACGACTTATGGGTTTAATTACCCATCGAATCTGTCTTCAACTACAGATGGATCATTTAATTTGATACCCACCACAGGAACTGTTTACAATTACAATATAAATGATATATTTACTGTTACGGTTACAGGAACAACAGTTTCTTATTTTCAAAATGGGCTTTTACTATATAGTACAACAAATGGTTATTCTAGTTCCACATATTCCGCTTATTTTGATATGTTGTCATTAAATGATGCATTTATTAATATTAGTTTTGGTGTGTTATTGGGGGGATCTACTGGTATGTCTGGTCAAACCGGAAGAACAGGTATAACGGGTTCTACAGGTATAACGGGTTCCACGGGTTCCACTGGATCAACTGGTCAAACAGGAATTACTGGCTTAACTGGACAAACAGGCTCCACCGGTTCAACCGGTTTAACCGGCTATACAGGATCAACTGGTTTAACGGGTTTAACGGGTTCTACTGGTTTAACTGGTATAACCGGACAAACAGGTTCAACTGGATCAACTGGATCAACTGGTATAACTGGATCAACCGGTACAACGGGATCAACTGGTATAACTGGATCAACCGGATTAACTGGCTTAACTGGTTCTACTGGGAACTCTGGATCAACAGGTATAACTGGTATAACTGGGCAAACTGGCTTAACTGGTTCTACTGGGAACTCTGGATCAACGGGTTTAACCGGAATAACCGGACAATCCGGTTCTACGGGATTAACTGGTACAACTGGTTCTACTGGATCAATTGGAAATACCGGTTTTACTGGCTCTACTGGGGAAACCGGAACAACAGGGTTTACGGGACATACGGGACCAACGGGATCAAGTTATACAGGTCAAACAGGAAATACTGGACAAACCGGAATAACGGGGTTTACGGGACCAACGGGATCAAGTTATACAGGTCAAACTGGAAATACTGGACAAACCGGAATAACGGGGTTTACAGGACATACTGGTCCAACTGGACTTACGGGAACAACTGGCTCCACTGGTGAAACGGGTTCGACCGGAACGACTGGAATAACCGGTTCGACGGGATCAACAGGAACAAGTGGTTCGACTGGAAAAACAGGAACTACCGGCCTAACTGGAATAACTGGTTCGACTGGAGAAACAGGAATTACAGGAACGACCGGAATAACTGGGCAAACGGGGATTACAGGAACAACTGGTATGACTGGAATATATGGTCCAGCGTTATTTACCCTTTATACAACAACTACAACAAATCAAATTCAGTTTCCTTATTCAAATTCAATTGTAAAAGTGGGTGGAGTTAATGCGAAATCGATCGTTTTAACACGTGAAAAATTTATGACAGCGTTCTTAACATTTACCTTCACGAATTTATACGGAGATTTATCGGTCGGTCAAAATAATGTTGGATTCTCTTTGGATGGAACATCCGCCAATTATGGTTTCAACTATCCTTCAAATTTGGCTTCAAGTACAGATGGATCATTCAATTTGATACCCACTAATGGAATTGTTTATAATTATAATATTAATGATATATTTACTGTTACTGCAACCGGAACAACAGTTTCTTATTTCCAAAATGGGTTAATATTACATAGTACAGCAAATGGTTATTCCACATCTACGTATTCGGCTTATTTTGACATGTTGTCAATAAACGATGCATTTATTAATATCAGTTTTGGTGTTTTATTGGGAGGTTCTACGGGGATGTCTGGACAAACGGGAATAACTGGCTTAACTGGACTAACCGGATCGAGTGGTTCCACAGGATCAACGGGTCCCACTGGCACTACTGGATTAACTGGACAAACGGGTTCTACAGGTTCTACTGGACAAACCGGTTCTACCGGTTCTACTGGAGCAACGGGCTCAATTGGATCAACCGGACAAACGGGACCAACAGGAACAACTGGGCAAACTGGAGTAACAGGGGAAACCGGTTTAACGGGAATTACTGGAACAACTGGGCAAACTGGATCCACTGGTGTTACCGGACAAATGGGATCAACTGGTCCAATGGGATTAACTGGTTCAACTGGTTTAACTGGTTCAACTGGCCCAACCGGGATTGCTGGACAAACGGGACAAATGGGATTAACTGGTTCTACAGGTTCAACCGGTTCAACAGGACCAACTGGATTGATCGGACATACAGGAACACAAGGTTTGTCGGGACCAACTGGAGCAACTGGAAATACTGGTATTTTGGGACCCGCATTATTTACATTATATACAAGATCGGATACTCCTGCGTCAAGTGTTAGAATTCCTGTTTCCAATGCAGTATATAAAATAGTAAATGATAGTCTTGATTCATATATTTTGACAAAAGAGGCATATAATAATTGTTACTTGACTTTTGCGTTTTCAGGTACGAATCCTGGACCTGGTAGAATAGGATTAACATTAGATGGATTAGGAAACTTTCCACAATATGGTTTTATTTTTAGTTTTGAGTATTTATCTTCACCTACTTTCCAAATTTGTATTTCGAATTCTGGAACAGTATACCCTGGAACGTTTGGTTATTCATTGACCGATGTGTTTACGATAACGATATCCACGACCTATGTGAACTTTTATCAAAATGGGATGTTAATTATACCAATAAATACGATACCGAATTCATTTAATACACGATCTTATTATTCATATTTTACTTTATTCGACATTGAAGATGGTATATCCAATATAGCTTTTGCTCCGTTTGGTACATTTTTATACGGTGCAACTGGTTTGACTGGTATTACCGGTTTTACTGGAACAACAGGAACGACGGGTCCTACTGGAACAACCGGAACAACTGGAACAACGGGTACAACTGGAACAACGGGTACAACTGGAACAACGGGTACAACTGGAACAACGGGAACAACTGGAATAACCGGTGCCACAGGAACAACTGGTGCTACGGGAACAACCGGTTTAACAGGAACAACTGGTGCTACGGGTATAACCGGTGCTACTGGAACAACTGGTGCTACTGGAACAACCGGCACCACGGGTCCTACTGGATCAACCGGTACAACTGGCATTACAGGAACTACAGGAACAACTGGAACAACTGGGTCTACGGGAGAAACGGGACAAACGGGAACAACCGGAATAACTGGAACAACAGGACAAACTGGAACAACAGGACAAACGGGAACCACGGGACAAACAGGAACCACTGGAACCACTGGTTCAACCGGAATAACTGGTGACACTGGCTCAAGTGGTTCAACTGGAATAACTGGTTCAACAGGAATAACCGGTTCAACCGGAATAACTGGTTCAACTGGTTTGACTGGTGATACTGGTTTGACTGGAACAACTGGAACAACGGGTCACACCGGTTCAACTGGAATAACAGGAGACACGGGATTTACTGGATTAACGGGAACAACCGGTTCCACTGGAATTACAGGTTTGACTGGACCAACCGGATATACAGGTTTCAGTGGTTCTACCGGAACAACTGGTGATACGGGTGATACGGGATCAACCGGATCCACTGGATCTACTGGTTTAACTGGTTTAACCGGATCCACTGGGTTAACGGGCATAACCGGTTTAACTGGATCTACTGGTTCAACTGGTTTAACCGGTTTAACTGGATCTACTGGTTCAACTGGTTTAACCGGTTTAACTGGATCCACTGGTTCAACTGGTTCTACTGGAATAACGGGTGATACCGGAATAACAGGAACCACTGGAATAACAGGTGAAACGGGGTTTACAGGAACTACCGGAATAACAGGTCATACGGGTTATACCGGAACCACCGGTTCCACTGGTGAAACCGGTTTTACAGGAGCTACCGGTTTTACAGGAGCTACCGGTTTTACCGGTTCAACCGGTTTCACAGGAACAACTGGATCAACTGGAACGACTGGACAAACGGGAACTACTGGATACACAGGTACAACAGGATCTACAGGCCCAACCGGAATTTTAGGTCCAGCTTTATTCACATTGTTTGCAAGATCGGATACACCTAGTCAAACTGTATTATTCCCTCTTTCAAACGCAGTAACAAAAGTAGTTAATGATTCTGCAACATCGGTCATTTTAACAAACGAATATTACCAAGATTGTTATTTGACATTTAAATTATCGGGTGCGAATCCAGGCCCATCAAATATTGGTCTTTCATTGGATGGATCGGGAAATTATCCACAATATGGATTTTTATTTCCTTCCGATTTTTCCACATCTCCAACCTTTCAATTATGTATATCGAACGATGGAACAACATATCCGGGAACTTTCTCTTATGTTTTGGACGATGTTTTCACTGTAATAATTTCTACAACATCGGTTGATTTTTATAAGAACGGAATACTCATTATTCCAAAAGATTCGGTCCCTAATTTATATAATACATACGCATACAGATCATTTTTTACATTATCAGATCTTGGAGATGGTGTATCTAATATTACATTTTCTCCTTATGGGGCGGTATTATATGGAAAAACGGGTCCAACTGGAACACCTGGTGTTCAAGGACCGGCATTGTTTACATTATATACCCGACCGGGAACATCCATTGATGACATTATTTACCCTTTGTCAAACTCTATGATAAAAGTAGTGGATAACGGTCTGGACTCTTATGTTTTAACCGTAGAACCATACAAATTTTGCTATTTGACATATAAATTTTCATCGGCAAGTCCGGGCCCTGCACGAGTCGGATTAACATTAGATGGATTGGGTTCTTTCCCACAATATGGATTTTTGTTCACTTTTAATTATTCATCGTCTCCATATTTTGAAATTATTATATCGAATGATGGAACGACATATGGCGGAAATACTTATGGATATTCACCGACTGATGTTTTCACTGTAATCGCATCGTCTACTTCCATTGATTTTTACCAAAATGGACTTTTGATCATACCACAAGGAACAATTACAAATCCATATACGTTACAATCGTATTATGCGTTTTTTACATTGACAAACATAAATGATGGAATCGAGGACATTGCATTTTCGCCTTATGGAACATTATTATATGGATCAACTGGTTTAAGTGGAAGGACCGGAACAACTGGAGCTACAGGAAGAACTGGTTCAACTGGAACTACTGGTTCAACTGGAACTACTGGTTCAACTGGTGCAACTGGTTCAACTGGAACTACTGGTTCAACTGGTGTAACAGGACAAACTGGTGTAACAGGACAAACCGGGGCTACAGGTTCAACAGGATCAACTGGTCAAACGGGAGTAACTGGTCAAACGGGAGTAACTGGTCAAACGGGATCAACAGGTCAAACAGGATCAACAGGTCAAACGGGATCAACTGGATCAACTGGTGTAACGGGTATAACCGGTAACACGGGTGAAACTGGTATAACTGGAAGCACCGGTCAAACTGGATTAACTGGAAGCACCGGTCAAACAGGATCAACAGGTTTGACCGGACAAACGGGGTCAACTGGTCAAACTGGAGATACAGGATTTACTGGACATACGGGTCCAATCGGTGAAACAGGAAATACTGGTTTTACGGGATTCACTGGTTACACAGGTGAAACAGGATATACTGGACCCATTGGTGAAACGGGACATACTGGATTCACCGGTCAAACGGGAGCAACTGGTCTTACGGGATTCACTGGTCCAATCGGCGAGACCGGAAATACAGGAATTACTGGACCAACAGGATTTACTGGTTATACGGGACATACCGGTGCTATTGGTGAAACTGGAAATACAGGGTCTACAGGTTCAATAGGATTCACTGGATTTACGGGATTTACGGGTCCAATCGGTGAAACCGGAAATACAGGGTATACAGGTTCAACGGGATTCACTGGATTTACGGGATTTACGGGTCCAATCGGTGAAACCGGAAATACAGGGTATACAGGTTCAACGGGATTCACTGGATTTACGGGATTTACGGGTCCAATAGGTGAAACGGGTCATACTGGATTTACTGGTCAAACCGGAACAACTGGTGAAACAGGTTTTACCGGAACAACTGGTGAAACAGGTTTTACCGGAACAACTGGATTTACTGGAGATACAGGATTTACTGGTGCAACAGGCGAAACTGGTTTTACTGGTATGACAGGAGATACTGGATTTACAGGTGTAACTGGATTTACTGGTGCAACGGGTTTTACTGGTGTAACCGGATTTACAGGAGATACAGGATTTACAGGTATAACAGGAACAACTGGATCGACTGGTATAACTGGAGACACAGGATTTACAGGAATTACGGGTGTTACTGGAATAACCGGAACGAGCGGACCGACGGGGTTTACTGGATCTACGGGATCAACTGGATCAACCGGTAGAACAGGAAAAACTGGTCCAACCGGATTTACTGGACCTACCGGTAATACGGGAAACACTGGTCCAACCGGTGTTAGTGGAGTAACTGGGGCATTAGGTCCAGCTCTATTTACACTTTATCCACGCACTGGAACATCCAGTTTAAGTGTTAAAACTCCCACTTCAAATACATTATTAAAAGTTGTAACTGATGGTGTTGATTCTTACATATTAACAAGAGAAGCTTACCCGACTTGTTATTTAACATTTTCACTTGCGGGTACAAACCCTGGACCATCTCGTATAGGATTATCATTGGATGGAAGTGGTAGTTTCCCGAATTATGGATTTTTATTCAATTTCCAGTACTTAACATCGGCGACATTCAAAATATGCATATCGAGTACCGGTACGACCTATGCCGGAACATTTGCTTATACATTAACTGATGTGTTTACAATTGTAGAGACCGTAAACTCGATTGATTTCTATAAAAATGGTTCTTTGGTGATTCCACAAGGTTCGGTTATAAATAGTTTTAGTGGAAGTCCGTATTATGCGTTTTTCACTTTATTTGATAATGCTGATGGTATTTCGAACATTGCGTTTGCTCCGTTTGGTGCACTAATGTATGGTGCTACTGGTTTTAGTGGAACAACTGGAATAACCGGTTATACTGGAATCACAGGAACTACTGGTGTTACGGGTACAACGGGCTTTACAGGGCCTACCGGTATAACGGGTGATACTGGAATCACCGGAACTACTGGTGTTACGGGTATAACGGGATTTACAGGACCCACCGGTGCAACGGGTCATACTGGAATAACTGGAATTACTGGAACCACGGGCACATCCGGTCCCACAGGATTCACTGGTACAACAGGTCATACAGGAATTACAGGAATTACAGGAACAAGTGGTCCAACTGGATTTACTGGATCAACAGGAATTACAGGTGATACGGGAATTACAGGTATTACAGGAACAAGTGGTCCAACTGGATTTACTGGATCAACAGGAATAACTGGCGATACGGGTATAACAGGAATAACAGGAACAAGTGGTCCTACTGGTTTTACTGGATCAACAGGAATAACTGGAGATACTGGAATTACAGGAATAACCGGAA